ATTAAATAAAAAATAATTAAATAAAAAATAATTAAATAAAAAATAATTAAATAAAAAATAATTAAATAAAAAATAATTAAATAAAAAATAATTAAATAAAAAATAATTAAATAAAAAATAATTAAATAAAAAATAATTAAATAAAAAATAATTAAATAAAAAATAATTAAATAAAAAATAATTAAATAAAAAATAATTAAATTAATATTTTTTTCAACTTAAAGAAAAACAATCTATATCATATGCACCATTAGCTCAGTTGGCAGAGCATTGCTCTTATAAGGCAAGGGTCGTGGGTTCGAGTCCCACATGATGCATCTTTTTATAAATTTTTAAACCTTTTTTATTTTTTAACTATTTTTAATATTTTATTTAATTAAAAAAATCTATTTTAAAATTTATTTAAACCTTTTTTATTATCTATAATAATAATAATAATAATTTATTTATTAATTTATATATTTTAAACTTAAACTATGGCGAATACAAAAAAATTTTCTAAAACTAGAAAAAATAGTTTTAAAAATAAAAATAAGATGACTAAAAATAAGATGACTAAAAATAAGAAGACTAGAAAATCAACTATTTTTTTAGAAAAGAGAAAAAAGGGTTCTAGAAAATATTATAGTTTTAAAAAAAATAAGTTGATACAATGTGGAGGAGACATAAAAATAAAAGGTAGTAAGTTTAGTATAAACAATAACGAATATATATGTCCAACCTCTTCAAAATATGTAGAAATGTTAGCTATAGAATTTAATAGAGAAGAAAATAAAGAATATAAAAAAGATATAAAAAAGATTGCTCATGTTTTTTTAAATCGTAAAAATAATGTAGCAATTAAGTATATAAACAACATAAATTTTTTAGTATTTATGTGTTATTTTTTTGATAGTTACGAATATGAATATATTATCTCTAAACCCGTAAGAATAATAGTTGAACCAATTCATAATGTAAAGCATAATCCTATTAACACAAACTCTAACACATATTTGCAAACATGGGTAACCTTTTTAAATCATAAATTAATGAATGGCCACACTATCATAAGAGGCATAATAATAGAGACATTAAAAAAATACATAACAGGCAAAATTAATGATAAATCATTAATTACAAAAAAATTATATAGCACAGCTAATTTTAGCGAACTATCTGAAACAAACTTAAGTAGTATATTAGGTAACAACAATACAGCAATAGAATTTATACTAATTTTTTGTAGTATTGAAGAACGAGAAGAAATAAAAAACTTAATAATAGTTGATTCTGGAATACCTGCGACATTACAAAACCCTGTAAATTTACGGCAACCTCTTTCCCCAGGGAGTAGTGGTAGTAGCCAGGATAATAATGATGACCTTCCTCCCATTCCCGTTAATATCACCAAAAAAACTAACAGTGAATATTTTGATACCTCAACTATTAAAAATGTTGCAACTCACACTGTTCGACGTAGTGCACGTCCCCCTGAGCCACTTCCGCGGACGTTAAGGCGGCCACATCCGAATAGTCATACCCTCGCACTTCCCCCAGTGCTCCCATCAGAACCTATCTATGAAGTACCAGTACCTATCTATGAAGTACCAGTACCTATCTATGAAGTACCAGTACCTATCTCTGACTCCAAAGGTCCACCTCGTCCCACAGCATCTAAGCCAAAACACCTTAATCCAAAACACCTTAATCCAAAACACCTTAAGCTACACAATTACACTAATGTCGAACGTGAGGTTTAAAAAACTACATATATTTAAACTACATAAATCAATTATTTACTTATAATTCTTTTTTAAAATATATTATTTTCTATTTTTTATTTAATTACAAAAATAAAACTAAAATAAAAATAAAATAAAAATAAAACAAAAATCAAAATACAACACAAAATTAATTATTTATTGAGTTAAAAGACTGCCTTTACCGCTCCAAAAGTCTTCATTGGTAGATTTTTTCATATATGCTTTATTACAACGAACTGCATAATCATAATCACGGACAATTAAGCGTGTATCTGCACCACCACGTCTCCAACTAGGTGCAACAGATTCTTGAACGATATGGTCGACATTTTGAACATTGTATGAAAGATGGTCTATTAAAGGGGTATATTGATGAGGTATAGTAATACCAGAAAGGGTATTACTACTTCTTTTAATTTTAGTATCTTCAGCAAATTTAAGTTCGCTTTCTTCGTCGGCTTTTAAGTTTCCACGTCCCATATAAGGAACTGTTTTGTAAGGGCGTTCGAACAATTGTTGATTACACTTGGGGTATTTTTTATGTAATCCAATACGTAATTTACTACCATCATCGACAACACATGGGTTTTCAGTTCCAACACCATTTTTAAAAGTCATAGAAACATTGTCTGTTGCGTGCTTAACAGTTTCTGGGATAAGACATTCACAATCATAAAGATTGGTGACTCTGTAATTACCTGGTCCAATTGATTGACGCGTATCAATATCTACAAAACATTTATCATCGTGAGACTTGGCTTTGTAATTAATATTGAATTTTTTAGAACCATCACGGTTAATACAATTGCGTTCTTGGTTAAGCATAGCATTTTTATTATCAAAGTTTAATTCATTAGAACTCATTTTAAATTTATTATTATAATAATTATATTATATTATATATATATTATATTTATTAAATATTTTTTATTTTTATTTTTAATTTAATTAAATAAATATAATTATTTTATTATCTATTATTTTATTATCAATTATTTTATTATCAATTATTTTAAATAAAAAAGTTAATTTAATTTAATAGATAAGTTAGAAGTATTTAAATATAAAAACAATTATTATATAAATACGTATAATATAATTATAATATATCGTAATTAATATTAATTATTTAATTATATTAAATCGTAAATAATAATAATAATAATAAAATGTCAAAAACAAATCTCCCAACGTGTAAATTAGATGATGAAAGTTGTAATACATTATTTAAATCTGTTATTGAAAAATTAAAAATAGAAAATCCAACTTTTTTTTATCCTATTTATAAAAAACTAGTTGATGAAAATGCAACAACTGAAGAATTAAAAAATTTAGTTTTAGATAGTAAATATAAATGTAAAGAAATACTAGAAAAAATTATAGATAGTGATGACGATGACGTTTTTTCAAGTGATGAAGAAGATATAGAGACCGATGATGAACTATCTAATGAAGAAATGATGACTAATAAATCAGATAATCAAGATGATAATCAAAGTGATAATCAAAGTGATAATCAAAGTGATAGTAATAGCATTAAAAGTAATGAAGAAGATAATGAATCACCAAATAAAACTATTTTAGAAAAAGAAGTAAAAGATACACCAATTGAAGATGATGAGAATAATGAAGAAGATTATATAGATGCTTATGATAATTATGATGATAAAGAAGTTGAAGAGGCAATTAATAATACTTATTTAGCAATTGCTATTATTGAAAGAATAAATAAATCAACTAATGAAAAAACTCAAAGAGAAGAAATAATACATATAAAAAAAACGGCTTTACTTGACCCATTAAAAGTTATGCAAGACGAGTATGTTATTCCTGGTAGATTAAAAAATAAAACTATGAATTACGAAGCCTTGAAAAATACAACTAGTAAATTAAATTCATATAACAATTGTGGTCATGTGGAATCATTATTTTTATATCTTGGAAATAAATTAGTTGAAACAGGCAAATGTCCTTCATTTCCTTATTATTATGGTTGTATAAATGGCGAAGACCCTAATTATCATCATAATATTACGGATGAATATGAAACTGTCTCTAGGACCAAATGGTTTAAAGACCGTGTAAAAAATGATTTTGATTTACTTATTATTGAGGATAATGATGAAATAGAAGATGATGAAAACCAAAGTCGCAAAATTAGAAGACCATCGAATTGTATAAATAATGATATTGATAGTGATAATGAAAATGATTTTAAATTTAGTGACAATGATGACGATGATGATGAAGATGACGAAGATGGAGAAGATGACGAAGATAATAATGAAGATAATGTAAAAGAATCTATATTTAGTATAGACGATAAAAATACTGAACCTGAAGAAAAAACTGAAGAAACTAAAATAATTGATGTTTCAGATGATAGTGTTATTGATGCGACTGATACTCAACACAATACTATTAAAAAAACTATTAAAAAAGAAAGTGAAATAAGCAATAATAAAAAAAATCAAGATGAAACAATATCAAAAATAGTTGATTTATCTTTTATAAAAGGTATTGATGATGAATCTTTTGAATTTTCTATTGATATTAATGTTAATGATAATGATACTACTCTAGAAGGTGGAACTATAAAAGAAGAAAATAAAAATGAAGACCAATCAAAAAACCAATCCAAAAACCAATCACAAAACCAATCACAAAACCAATCCAAAAACCAATCTGAAGACAAATCTGAAGACAAATCTGAAGACAAATCTGAAGACAAATCTGAAGACAAATCTGAAGACAATAGTGATATTGAAGATTTTATTGAAGAATTAAGTGATATAGATGAAGATAATTTATCAATAACAGATTTTGAGGATAAACCAGGTAGTCTTTATTATATTAAATGTGAAAAAATGCCAGTTAGTTTATCATTAATGGAAAAATTAGATTTAACACTTGATAATATGTTAGACAAAGATTATAATATGTGTGAAACCGAATGGTTTGGTATCTTTTTTCAAGTAGCCTTTGGTTTGGCAGTAGCACAAAAATACTTTAATTTTGTTCATAATGATTTACATTCTAGTAATGTTATGTTTAAGAAAACACTTCTTAAATATTTGTATTTTCAAGTGAATAATCAATATTATCGTATTCCAACGTATGGTAAAATTACAAAAATAATTGATTTTGCTCGTGGTACCTTTAAATTAGGTGATAGATGGATATTTAGCGACCAATTTAAAGAAGATGGTGATGCTTCAGGACAATATGATTATCCAGTTGATGGTAGTTTGAAAAATTGCGTGCATAAACCTAATCCCAGTTTTGATTTAGTAAGGCTTGGAACAACCGTAATACAAAGACTAGAAGATGCTCCTAAAGTCCGTGAATTTATAGAACAAATCACATTAGATGATTATGAAAACAGTTTGTGTTATGATGAAGATACTTTTGAATTATATGTTGATATTTCTCACAATTGTCATAATGCTATACCTATTGAAGTAATGATGAGAAAAGAATTTAAAATATTTAAAATTAATAAGCAAAATGTTCCAAAAGGACAATATGTTTTTAAGTATTAGAAATAATTAGGCATATCCTTAAATAAACGGGTGTGTTTATTAAATGATAAACCTAAAAGAGCTTTTTAAAGCCTTGAACTTATTTGACGGTTTTTATATTTAAAGTAGATATTTATTTTTAATTATTTAATTAAATTAAATAATTAATTTCAAACTATATTTTAATGTAACATTAAAATATATACTATATAATAACGGTTAAGTTCTTTTATTCTTGACTTGCGTCCTAGTATATGTGGTGTTCCTTCTGTCAAATTCATAATATTTAAATTACTACTATATCAAGGCACTATATA